GCTCAGGGGCTGGGGGCATCTCGGGCTGCGGTACGGGTCCCGGCGTGGCCCCGGGTTGAGGTCCGGTCAGGGCAGCTTTCTCTTGCGCTGCGAGTTGGACTCGGTCCCTGATGTGTTGCTTACACAGTTCTTTGAGCTGCTGTTCCAGCGACTGGAACTCTTGCGTCATAAAATATTCCAACGCCCAAGATATCATGTTCTCGTGGTCGAGCAAATCTTCCGGAGCGATGTAGCGGCCGGTTGCTATCATCTCATCAAAGATTTCTTTTTGGCGGTTTTCAGCCAAAGCCAACCGGTCGTACATCCCTTCAAGTTCATTGAGCTTGAGTAGTTTTAGCGAAGTCCGAGTTGGGACGCCAGCCTTCTCAAAGAGGGGCTGCAAGGTCAGTATTTCCTCACGTCGGGACATCGGGTCGAGAGATAGTGACACCCCGTACTCCCCCACCACGTCGTATCCGCCATCAATATCACTACCTTTGAGGTCCACGGCCTCGAGGGCGTGTTCTTTACCGAGGACGTAAATGGTGCGGTTGACTGGCCAGTGCTTGCAAACAAGCTTCAAGATGGCCTTATAGATGCTCTCCACGACGAGGACGTATTTGTTGAATATCCGGCGCCGAATCATGTTGCCCTGGTTGGTGGCGTAGTTCATCGACGTCCCCGAGGTTTCCCTCTTCTGTACCCCGAACATCGCGTCATTGACGCCCATCACGTCATTGATACCTTGAATGAGGTTGACGCGGGTGGCGGTCATCTCCGGCATCAGCTGCGGCACTTCCATATAGTATGGAGGCTGGTTGCCGCTAATTTTCATCACGTCCCAAGGAGAGTTGCTAATATTAACTTGGGCTTCGGCTGATTCGGGAAGAATCATCCTGGCCACGCCGTGAGCTTGAATGTTGTCCATAACGGCAGTATCCAAGCGGGCCAAGTTGTCTTGCAGCTGGGCAGCATATTCTACCGCAGACCGGCCCCACACAACGTTTGGGACGTCGATATCGGTTAGGATGTGATAGGGGAGACCGGCCTGTTCGGGGGTCCGTTTCAGTTTCTCCTCGACTACGTCGTCCGGGAGGCCAGAGTCCTGTACCCGGCGAGCAGCGCCCGGATGGCGGAAACGGAACGGACTCGGACGGCAAGATTCAATAACGCCTCCACCTGAGGAGGTCAGGCAATACCGTCCCAAGTAGCCATTGGTAGGAAGACCAATTTCCCAATACTCGAGTAGCTCTACAGAGTTGAAACGGTCGTGCGCTAAGTTTGATTGACGAGTGGCGGCGTGTTGAATGGAGCCGTCTCTCGTTACTTTAGCGGCTTTGAGTTCCTCTTCTTTGTCTGGCCACCGGGCAATTGCCTCATCGTAGTCCATATAGACGCGCTCGATTACCCACTTAACGTCTTTCCACGTCCGGGCATCGGGGTCAAGAAATACGTTCCAAGTGAAAGGGACGCTGATGTTAATATCACCTTCAAGCTTGACTGTGCCGTCCTTGTCATTCCACTCGACGATGTCGCCAAGGGCGCTATCCCATACCGTCTTCACTACACCGGTGCCGTAGACTAGGGCGTGCAATGAGAGCTGGTCAACTTTTTCCTGCATGTCGTAGTGGCGGATTGCCCACCGGACAACTCGGTCCGCTGCGTCGGCGCGGCGATGGTCATCTTGGTCCGAGGAAGTGGGGCGCATCACAACAGACGGAGGGTTAGCCGACATTTGGGCGTGGAGGAAACGGAGATTTTTAAAAGTATATGCCGCGTTAAGGTCAGCACCGGACTGGTCAATCCCCGGCATGGCACTATTGTAGGACGCCTCTAGCGAAGTCGTCATAAAGTTCATGGATGCGAGGGTGGAGGTAGAATAAACGGCTTGTTCGTTTTTCAGCCACCGCTGTTCAAAGGGCTGCCGTTGCGCCTGGGCGTCTTGGTAACGGCGCATGATATTTCGGGAAGCAAGTTCATCATTCCAAGCTGTGACTTTAATTGACATAATCTTGTTCCCTTAAAAGTAATATCCGAATCGGCGGAGAGTTGGCTCAATCATTTCGAGTAAGTTCTTTACTCTAGGATTCTTCTTGTCTTTTTTCAAGAGGTCTCCCTTGAGCCGCTTGAGCAGTAACAAGTCTACCTCACTACCGGTCCCGTCGTCAATGCGCTGGATGCAGGCCCGAACTTGGTCTTCTAAATTCGGCTTCGGTTTCACCTCAGCCGGCTTCCCCTCACCCTTGGCGGGCATCTGAACCAGTACTGAAATGCCAATCTTATTGGAACCGTCTTGCATGGTTACCTCCCCGTCGCTGAATCGCTTTACGTGCTAACTCAATTTTTGTCCGCTCTACATTAGCTTTTCTTTTCTCGTTTTCGTTGTAGAGCCAAGATTGCCAGTTGGTATTAGTTTGAGGTGCCGCTTCTCTTTTCGGCCGTACGTCAAGAAAATACTGCATACTATCCAACAGATGATAATCACTACCAGAAGCAATTTTACCGTCACGGGTATCACTCCACCGAGCAGAAACAATTTCGTCTATAAGTAAATCACAAGTCGGGGCTATTTTCAAGGTAGCACCCAGTTCTTGCTGGACATTCTTGATAAGTTCATGTTTCCGGTCGTTCTTTTTGTAAACGCCGGTATAAATTATTCCCATACTGGAAGCGGTGTGAATGTACCAGCTTTCATGGGGGTCACTGATACGGCGGACAATGTTGTATCCGGCCGACATCTTGGCGACAGTATTGACAAGTTCCGTGGGAACGTAGACGCCTTTTACGTAGTCGGCTTTGACACAGTACCAAATTCCGGTCTGGGGGTCTTCTCCCCAGAGGGTATACCCGAGCGCGGATTTGATGGCTGGGTCGACCGACTCCACGTGGCGCCACATCGGACTGTAGCCCTGAGGCATGGCTACCATGCTAGAGTAATCGAAGTGGAAGACAGCATTATCATCTGACATCCACTCGCCGTATAAACGGGAGTTCCTCACATGCTCGGGTAAATGGGACAGAGATGATAAGATTTCCGCTTGCCTCACGGGGTCGTGGTAAAGGGGGTTATCTAGCATCCGAAAGCGGTAAGTCTTGGCTAGGGGTTCCGTGAGATTGTCCACAAACTTTTGGACTTGGACGTTGCGAACTAGGGGAGTAAAGCTGGCCAGGAAGTATCCGTTTCTTGCCTGCACCCGACGCAACAATTCGTCCAAGACTTCCACCGTGGGTGGTAATTCATCAATCCAAGCGATGTGGGCAACGTAAGACTGAATCCGTTCCCGCGCCATGTTGGGGTTCTCAAGGGACTGGAACACAATCCGGTTCCCGTTATCAAGTTCCAGGCGTTGAATGATGTTCCCGATACGGACTTCTTTATAAGTTCCCGGCTCCAGGTAGCTCCTGATTTTGGGCAAAAGGGATTCTTCAATCTGTTTACCGGTCCGGCCGGCCACGATGGCTAGTAGTGGTTCACTGCCCCACTCAGCCGGTTTCTTCCATTTGGGGTGGGTATCAGTCAACACCCACGTCACCAGCCTCGAGCAAGTCTGCGATTTGCCTGACTGAGTGCCGGCCCGGATAAGCTGAGTTCGAATGGTCCCAAACTCGTCAATCACTAATTGTTGAACGGGGGTGGGCTTACTATCAATATTTACCGGGTCAAAAGCCTCCTGACGACGGAGCTTTTCTAGCTTCTCCATCGCAGCGAGGAGCATCTTGTCCGGCTTTTTGGCCACTGTAATATCTTATTCTTCTTGGAGGGACTGGACCACAATGGCAGAAGCCGTTCCCCCGGCCGGAGTCGACATCACAACATCACCAAGAGAGAGGAGGGGAAGATATGTTTGGTCGGCGGTAACGTCGCTGTTGAGTTTGATATAGATGACTTGTGCTCCGGCGCTACCAACGACTAAGCTGACTTCTTTGGCGTCGACGGCGGTGGCCGTTCCGAGGCTGGACCGAAGTTTCGCCTTATATGTCCCAGCAGCGGAGGCGGTAAAAGCCACTGCTACAACTATGTTTTTACTTCCACCGGCCGTGATAGGAAACTTACGGCTGACCAGAGCGTCGGTCTGTGCAGCTGGTACTGTTCCAAGTCCCTGTAATGTTACTGTGTTAGGTATCCAAGCGTTCATGAAAGCACTCCCCGTAAAGATAGCTACAAAGAGTATAACGCAACCGGGGAGAAAGGCAAGTCTTTTCTACAGGGCAAAGAAAAGGACCACCCCGAAGGGTGGCCCCATGGGACCTGTCGGAAAGGGCACGCTAGTGCCCGATACAGCGATTAAGCTTGGTCGCCGTTTTTGTACATGTAACCACACCGGAAGAGGTCACCAGCACCTGGGCCTTCTTCGCTGTCTTTGAAGGCAGTGGTGAAGGTCACCCGAGTCTTGCCGCTAACCGTCGAAAGGGTATAGTCGTCCGACTCGTGGCAAGCCAGGCGGTCGATGAAGACGTGGCAAGAAGAACCGAGAGCCACGTGGTCGAGGTCAACATAGCCGTTTTCGATGTCAGTCGAAGTAAGGGTATACCTTACCTTGGCGTGACGGGGAAGTTCGGCAGTACGGGCAGCAGATTCAGCTGCA